TAACTGCCCTTGATGTTAGCCGACTTCATAACTTGCGCCCACTGAAAGTCAGTGAGATCGTATGAAGCGCCCTTCCACTTATTAACCGTAAGGTTAGTATTAGTGTCAGAGAGGTTTGTTGCGGTAACTGCACCAGTCGTAGTCTTAATGTCGGATGCTGTGAAGCTATCAGCAACATTAGGAATATGAATGATATCACCGCCCCCTGCTACATCACCTGAATAGTCTGCAAAAAAAGGAGCTGCAACTAACTTCTGTTCAAAGAAGAAGTTTATTCTCGGACTCCAAATTTCAGGCGTAAACGCNGTGAATGTTTGAGTAGCCAAAGTATTTATACACCTTTGCTATCTTTTTGAGAAAGCTTGTCTTTCTCATACTTTGCAAATTCCTGATCAGACATATTCCCAATTTCTTCGGGTGTCTTATCAATAACGGAATCTGCTCCGGAAGATGGCGCGGGTGTTGCATTATCCTTAACGACCTTCTCCCTATGAGCCATAACGAAAGTCTTGAAGGCATCAGACTTACTGGCTTCTGCCGGAGTAATCTCCATTCCTTTTGCAAGGACTTGAAGATGATCCAACTCCTCTGCGGAGTATTCGCGTAAGGCATTAACTGTCTTGGCGAGATTGATAGGATCACTTGCAGGAGATTGATTATCACCTGAAGGTGCGGGAGAGCTTTCAGGTTTCAAATCCCCAAACTGTTCCTTATACTTTTTGTTTTCAGCTTTCGCTTCTTTCTCGGCTTTTTCGGCATTTTTCATCCGAATATAACCGGGATTTCCTTCATCAAAGTATTTGGGATCAGGATCTTTTGGTTTTCCGTCCTCATTTTTTGGCGGGACTGGAGGTTGTCCATCTACCGCATCTGGTTGAGTTGGTGCAGGACTTTCTGTACCTGCCTCATCCATTGTTGGTGGTAAATCTATTTCTACACTCATATTTTGAATTACGTCATAAAATATGGCTAAAACGACCTTGAGGTTTTACGAGACCTCTTACTCGATTTCAAAAACATTGAAACTAAATTGAGTTTTTCTTACTGGTCGGCTGTCGTTCAGCTTCGATCTGTTTAATTAAGATCATCCACGCTTTCATATCTCTCGAAAGTAAAATATGCGTATCCCTTTCCATTCCTTGCTTCATTCCTATAATATCTTCATTTAGTGTTGTTCGTCTCTTTTCCAAGAGTGGTATAAGGATATGCCTATTATTATATATAAAAGTTTTTTCCTCGTGTGTCAATTTCATATATGTTGATAACTATACCACAGCTTGTGAAGTGCCTCTAACATTTCCTCTAACTGGAGACGGTCGAGGTGCGCTTCCACGATTTGCAGAAGCACCAGTTACAGCACTTTCTACTGTTGGGGGGTCAGTATCAACTGTTCCTGCTTCAATAGGATTAAGTCCTCCAAGATCCATCCAGCGATTGAATAATCTTCGTGATCGAGGGTCATCAAGCATCTGTGGATTTTGTGAAAGCATTGTAAATACTGTTTGATAGGTTGTCAGTTTAGCAGCAACATCTACCATTTCATTTGTAATAATTACATCTGCATTTTCCTGAACATTATCGTAGTAACCTTTTGGAATTATAAGTTCTTTTTGTTTCTTCAAAGTTTCTGCTGTTGTTGCTTTTATAAGTTCAACAGTTTGTTCATCAGGCATCTTTCCATTCTTTGAAATGTAATTCATTATTTGTTTATTTACTTCACGAGTTTGGAATACTCCTCTAATCTTTGTAATTTCATCTTCATCAAATTCTCCAAGCATAAGTTTATGTTCTAATCGTCTTTCTTTTTTAAATTCAGGAATAATCCAGTCGGTAATAATCCCTTTAATAAAGATTCCAAGTTCTTCACGTTTCATATCATAAAAGCCACCAGCTTGTGCGAGTGTTGCTTGTGTTGTGCCGAGTGGGGTACCGGCAGGAGGGCGTTCTCCTGAAACTTCAGGATAAGCAAAAGTTCTTTCTTTAATATTTTTATCCCATTCTTGAGTAAAGTCTCTGTAAGCAGGAAGATTTTTTTCTTGATTATTTACTTGAGTTAATGGTTCTGATGATGTAAGCACTTCTCCATTTTCAACATCAGTCAAAAGATTACGCAAGAACGAAGTATCTTTTGATTGGAAAATAATTTTAGATGTCCAATCAAGTCCTGTATTTTTAAAATCTTCAACTCTATTTCTATTTATTTGCGCTTCAAAAAGTTTTTCAACAACACCACGTCCTGCAAGTCGTCCTCGAATATTATCCCACTTCAACATTCTATATAAATCTTTTAATTCTTTTTTATCAGTATGTAAAACAGTTCCTTTCTCTGTAACAATTTGGTAATTAGTATCTTTAAAATCAGGATGTTGTCCGTATCTTTCGAAAACTTTTATTCGCTTTGTAGTTTCCATTCGCNCTTCATTTATTGCAATTTTAACATTCTTCCAAGTACCAATCATTTCTTCTAACTGATGTTCTGCCATTTTATGTTCGGCAGTAATGTAACGTGATGTTTCTAAATCTTTTGCATCTGCTTCAAAAACTATTGATGCTGGATGAACATTAAAAACTTTATTACCATCAGCTTTTTTTGCAATTATAAAACCATATTTTGGAAGTGAGTAAATAAATTCATTTAAAATCATTCCAAAATTTCTTTTCTTCATCCATAAATTTAAATCACGAGTATAAATCCAAGATGGATAAAAAGATTTTCCATCACTTGCTTTTATTCGAATGTCTTTTGTATCTAAATCAATTTGCTTTGATGCGACAAGTGTTGGATTTTCAATTACATTATAAAAAGCTCTCTTCCAACCATTCTCATCTACATCTCCACCTTGAAATTTATCAACCCAATACATATCAATAAGAGAAATAATATTCGGAGTAGTACGCGCAAAAGAGGGAGCGAACTCAAGTTGCTTTTTTTCGTATTCACCTTTCTCATTGGTGATTGTTGTTATTAAATTTTTTCCCGCATCATTCGCCATTATTTTTATTGTATTTATAAAAGACAAAATTGTAAAGGACAAAAGGTCAAGGTGTGGATAACTATACAAATGACCTTTTGCGTTGTAACATACCTTTTTTAATTTCTTTTTGTAAAATTGTTTCTCCGGACGCTTCGACCTGTAAAGAGAATACTGCGAGCATTAGGGAATTGACACAATCATCGTGTGATCCGCGTGGTGCGCCATACGTCATAGTTCCAGTTTCAGTCATTTGATAACCAAAAATTTCAAGCTCTTGAATAAGTTGAGGATGTTTAGGAATGATAATTCTCTTTTGTTCTATCCATATTGAGAGCTTCTCAATAAGTTGTTGTTTTGATTTATTGGTATATTTCATATCATCTACCATAAGTCCCTCCCTCCTTAAATCGTCCGTTATAGGATCGCCAACTCCCGTAGAGTCAATATAAATACGAGCATTATTATATCGCTTTGCGACATTTTTGATACGCTCCTTTTGTAAATTCCAATCTATGTCCTTAAAGCGATCTATAAATACAACAGTATTTGAAGTTTTGTCAATAACAGTTAAAACAGTAAAGTCCCTATATTTCGCCAAATCCACCCCCATAACGTAATGCCGTCCTTTCTGCACATCTTTTGAGATATTTTCTTTAATTATCTCCAAAACACCACGAAACACAGATGAAGTATCGTCAAGGAATTCTGCTTGATATTCCTGCCTAAAAACGTGATCAGGGAGGTTTTCTTTTGCACGATCCCATTCCTCGATTGGAAAGTGAGGATTATCTTTAGAATTAAATTTAAAAGCTCCCCCCAATTTCTCTGCTTTTACATACTCTTCGTGAAACCAAGTACCTCTACCAGTAGGAGTGGAGATAAAAATTACCTTCCCTTGTCGGGAGGCAAGTGTCGGAAAGAGGAACTGTTCCCAAACTCTCCTATTTATTGGCGCGGCTTCATCCACTATCATTAAATCAAGTTCTTCTCCCAATAAAGAAGTCGGGTTTTCTGCTGATTTACATTCCAATATAGCACCACGAGCAGTAGTGATCTTCGGTACAGGACGATTAGTTATACCTTTTACTTGAGAGGGGGCTACTATCGCAAACCATCTCACTAAATAATTAAACACTTTCTGCGTCAAATCGTAAGATGGTGCAACTATCCAAACGTTCTGATTGTCCTTCAGAAGCGCCTTAAGGGCTATATAGGCACATAAAGCCGATTTACCCCATCTACGACCACAACACAGCGTAACTATCCGTAGAGTCCCAACTACACGTATAACTTCAGCTTGATTAGGATGAGGAAACCAATCTATCTTCTCTTGAAGTCTCTCGTCTGATATTGTTTTTTGTTCAGTTTTCTTCATCTTTCATTAAATTAAAAAACTCACAACAAATATGACACAATAAAGCATCCGTTTCAGAATCAAAGCAAACATTATTTTTCAATACAAAAGTACGAAAACAACTGCTACAAGTAAATATATTATTCTTCAATATTGTTTTCATCATATTTTTGTCT